CCTAGAACTCAACTTCGACGGACATCCGGACGCCGTTGCCGCCGAAGAGCTTGACCAGCTCGTCGCAGTAGGCCGTGGTGTCCTCGAGGATCTCGTTGTCTTCTGACAGCGAAGCAAGGTTCAAGGCGATACCTACAAGCTCCACGATCGCTTCGACCTGCATCGGGTGCATGTCCTTGAAGCCCAGTGATTTGAAATCTTCGATCATCCGACCTCTCCCCAGTTGGATCCCATCTCCGCGTCCACCTTGGACGGGACCTTCAGGACGTCGGAGAGGCCTGTCTCCATGATCTCTTGGATACGAGCAGCCTGCTCCGAACTCTCTACGGAGAAGCATAACTCATCATGGACCGTGAGCATAGGCAGAAGGCCCTCGGCGTAGCAGTCTGCCATTGCCTTCTTGGTCTGGTCGGCCGCCGATCCTTGGATCAGTTTGTTTAAGGCCTTGTAAGTAAAGGCTCTTGTCAGGGGCTGGCCGTATGTCTCCAGAGCCTTGTCCAAGGGGAGCGGCTTATTGTAGCCATAGGTCCGAGGCTCCCAGAGATGAAAGTTGCAGCGGCGACCAAGCAGGGTTCGGATGACCCCGTGCTTGGCTGCTTGCTGCATGGCGAGATCGGCAAGCCCTTTGACAAAGGGCACCTTGTCCCGGTGTGTTTCGAGCAGCGCTGCCGCTTCGTTCTCCGTGATGCCAAGCTGGCCGGCAAGCTTGCCCTTGCCCATGCCATACATGATGCCGAGGTTCACAACCTTGGCTTCCTTGCGAGTAATCCCAGCGAAGTCTGCCACCATCTGGTGCAGATCGACGTCGCCCTCGTGGTAGGCCTTGACCACCGAATCGATCATGTCGTGCCGGTTCTCGCCCTTAAGGCTCGCGGCAAAGTGGACTAGCAGCCGAGGCTCCTGTGAGGAGTAGTCGAACGATCCCCATTGTGTCCCATCCTCCGGAATAAACAGACCACGGATGATCTTCTTAATCTCCGGATCACGAGCCGGGATCTGTTGGAGGTTCGGGTTCGAGGAGCTGAACCGTCCGGTCACCGTGCCGCCGTCATCGCTGCGGAGTTGGTGAAATTCCGTGTGGATCCTGCCCTTGTACTCATGCCGCAGGATCGAGTCGATGAACGTGCTATCGGCCTTGTCTGCCTCTCGCAGGTCCACGATCATCTTGGCTACGGGGTGGCTGTGCGCAGCAAGCCACTGTTTTGTGAATGACGGAGGACCGGCCTTCTTACGAAACAGGTCGGCTTGGCTGTCTTTGCCGGTTGGATAGGGAACACCCAGCACATCAAACACTGAGGCTACTGACGCTGCTGCCCACGGCTCGACTCGGATCCCCGTCAGGCGGTGGATCTCGTCCTTGATCGCCTTACTCCTGTTCTTGAAGAGCTCTTTGGCCTGCTCAGCCTTGCCGATGTCCACGCGCACTCCCATCTGGCGCATGTCGCACATCATCGGGATCAGGCTGGTCTCAAGGTTCCAGATGCTCCACAGGTCGTTGCTGTCGAGCTCGAGCTTTAAACGCTCCCACAGTCGCAAGGTCATCCCGGCATCCTGCTCGGCGTAGCGACCGACGAATACGGGCGGCAGCTTGTACATCTCCGCCTTGGGATCCAAGCCCCACTCGGCGGCGGCCACGCGCAGCAGCTTCTCGTTCTTCCGCTCCGCAAGGTAGTCCCGACCAAGGTTGTTTAGGCTGTAGGACGGGCGGTTCTCGTCTACGATCGCACCGGTAATCATCGTGTCGATAATCCGACCTTGAACCTCGACCCCTTCTGCCCGAAGCCAGCCCAAATCGTAGGTCGCATTGTGCATGATCTTATCGATGTGCGGTGTCGCCATCTGCTTCTTTAGCCAGCGCATCGTCATCTTCGGATCAAGGTTGTGACCGTTCGCATGACGGATCGGGAAGTACCCTTCCCAGTCGCCAGCGGCTACAGCAATCCCGACGATAAACCCGTCATTGCGGGCCCAGCCCGGACCCAGCGTGGTCAGGCGGGGGTCGCAGGTTTCAAGGTCGATCGCGATCTGCTTGTGCTGCGTGAGGTCTGGGTATTCTGTGGGGATGTTCCATGCCAGCTCCGCCGGTTCGTTCATCTGGGCCGCGATGACCTGATCCTTGTCGAGTGCATTGTCCTGCATTACGTCGCATCCTTGTTGAAACTTCCGCCCAGCGCGCTGTATCCGCACTTGTCAATCCACGAGTCTGCGTGATCGATTGTCTCCAGCAGCCGGGCCGTCTTCACCCAATCCATCATCAGCGCCACATGCTTGGCCGTGATCGGGCCGTCGAGGTTCTCGACGATGATGTTCCAGCCTGCGGCAATGCGATCAAAATTGTCCCTCGCATCCCCGTAGTCCGCGGCCCTCGGACCTGAGATCAAATGCTTAGCGGTGTCGAGGATTTCATCTCTAGTCATAGGTAATACCTGTGTTTTTTGTCCGACTCGAGCAAGTATAGGTTCTCCTTGGTCCGGGTGACAGCCACATAAAGAGCGCGCAGCTCGTCGTCCGGATACTTGCTCTCAATACATGCCCACGTCGATCCAAGGTACACGATGCAGTTGTCGTCCTCGCCGCCCTTCATGGCATGGAACGTACTGACCTTGATCCTTGGCTCTTTGGTCAGGTCCTCGCCCCGAGCAATCAGTGCCCGGATGTAACGCGCCTCGTCATAGCTAATACGAAGGACCTCGTAAACGTGCTGGTCTTGCGGCCCTATCCAACCGTAGTGCTGGACCAGATCATCGTAGCTAATCAGGGCTTCGGGGTCGGCCGAGTCCAGAAGCTTGGTAGCCCCGCGCCGGACCATGGCCCCCTCGCCTGTCTTAGGCACTGCGCCGTACAACTCCCGTACAAACTGCAGGCCTACGCTGCCGCCGTTGGAAAGCTGCTTCCATGTCTCCATGTTCTGCAGCAGCTTGGGGCTGACGGAGGGGTTCCCCTTGACGCTGTAGTAGTAGCCTCTCTGCTCAAGCTTATCGGCGAAGTCGTAGCAGAAGGAGTTGACCCTCGCCATGATGGTCCACGATCCTCGGTCCAAGGGCGCATCGTCAAGACGCATGATTTGCTGGACGGAACCCTCTTCATCCCGGGGATGAAACTCCTTTGGGATGCGGTCCTTGATCCTTGCTGTGATGCTCTTGGCCAGCCGCCACACGGAGCGGGGCAGGCGGTAGGACTGCGACAGAACCTCGATGTTCTTGGAGCAGCGGAGAAACCGGCTCACATCCACACCGGCCCAGCGGTGGATCGCTTGGTCGTCGTCCCCCGCGATCACCACCTCCTTGGCCGTCTCCGCCATATGACAGACCATGGTCCACTGCAACGGCGTCAGATCCTGAGCCTCGTCGGCAATCAAGAGGTCGAGGTGGACAGGCTCGGCCATGGTTGGGTACAGGGCGATCATGTCGGCAAAGTCTGATTTGCCCATCTTGGCCTTGTACTCTTCGTTCTGCTCGTGGACCTGCACGAGTTTGGGATAGCTGAGCGAGTAGTCCTCCATGTCGTTGTATTCATGCTCAAGAGAAACCTCCCGATACCGGGCCCGCATGGCTGCTTGCAGGTACTTGGCCCCACTGCCGCCAATCGTAGGCAGTACGATACCGTCGTCCACCGAGGTGCGGTCGCTTGCTTGAAACTCAACCCCGAGTAGCTCGCCCAGATTCTTGTAGTCCGCACGGGCCATGACATCGGTCCGCTGCAGGCCCAGCGCGTGGTAGCCTGTGGCATGCAGTGTGCGGAAGTGGGGCAGTTGCTTGGGCTCGAGGTTGAACTCAGCACAAGCTCTGTCCAGCGCTTCTCTGACGGCCTTGGTAGTGAAGGATACGAAGGCTATGCGAGACGGGTGTACGCCCCGCGCCAGCGCTTCTCTGACGATCTCGATCAAGGTGTGGGTCTTACCGCAACCGGGCGGCCCGAGGATCAGGCGGCTATTCGGGATGGGGTGCATTCTTTCGCTCCTGTATCCACTGTTGAATGTCTTCCTCAAGCCAGCGCACAGCTACGCGCTTCTGTTGATCGCCACCCAGTTTGATGGGGGACGGGAATCGGCCGTCGCCTACCCACTTATAAATCGCGGACTGAGAGACGCCGATCCACTCCGCTACCTCTCGGACCCCCAGAAGTTTAGAACGGGACGTCATTTTCAATCTCCTTTACATTGAGGCTCACCTCATCTTCTTCAAACGTCGGAACCCACCACACGCGAAGGTTGGTCCGCTGGCCGTCGTCGGTGTAGTAATTTTTAACGCCGTGGCAGTGCTCTGTTCCATTAATCGCTTTCAGATGTTCTTGGATCTCGGCTCTGCTGCGGTAGTTGAAATGCCGCTGCCGCAGGAACTCCTCTAGCCCCGGCATCGTGAACATCGTCCGTCCGTTCTCGGTCCATGGCTTACCCATCTTGAGCTCGGCTGGTTCCATGGCCCGGATCCGGCTGGTGCAGTATTGGCGCAGAACCTCCTTGAACTGGCCGCGCACAGTCAGTTCTTCTGGTGCCTCTAGCCGGGTGGCATCCCGGAGCATCTGCGCAATTTTACCTTGGTAGTCCATCTCTTTGATCTTAGGTGGCATGATCGTCGACTGCTCCATGACCACCCGCTGCCAGAGGTTCTGGCTCTGGAGCTCCTCGGTGGTGAGCTGGATGCGATGGCCATCGACATCCATGAAGTAGAGCCGCGGCTCCGACATCAGGATGGTCAGGCCCCCGAGCTTGGGCATGTCCGGGATGTTGCTGTCGATCCCGTACTTGCGCTGCCGGCAGAGCACGACATCGCAGTGGCTCTTGAACGGCTCGTCGTTGCAGGTGTATCCGTAGTCCTTTTTCTCAAGGGACTTCTGAACACCGTTCACTTCTGTCGAACCCAAGGGGTCAGTGAACAGACGACGGTTCATGTCCTCCATTTCCTTGACCCAGTCGTCCGGCGATTTCTTCCGGCAGTACACACCGCAGTTGAACAGCTTCTTGTTTCGCTCGTCCGGCACGGGGCCGTCAGCAAACAGATGCTCAAGGCAGGGCGGACCATCCGTGAAGTACTTCCGTTTCTTGGACAGCTGTACACCCTCGAGCTGCGACAGCGACACCCGGTTGGCTTCGACAGCGTCAAGAAATTGACTGAGCTCCATAGCCTCGCCGTTCTTGTCGAAGGCGTAGCGCATGGTCATCTCTGCATTCTGGTAGGGCATGTTAATAAAGTTGCCGACGTCACCACGATCGGACAAGATTGTGTCTTGCTTGGGGAAGACCTCGCATCCGCTGTGGCCCAGCGCGATCGAGAACTCCGTCAGGAACTCACGCACATCCTTGGCATCGTAGAACTGGTCCAAGAACAGGTACAGGTGCGCGCCCCCTGATTTGGTGCGACAGTGGACAAACGGAAGCTTGAGCTTCTGGATCTTTTCTTGCAGGGCCTTGTGGTCGAGGTCGTAGACATCGATGTCCAGTGCGCCCCACTTGCACTGATTGTCGGCGTTAATCGGAATGGCACCCACACCGAGGCCGCCGCTAAGATGCGCCTCGATCTTTGTAACCGTGAGCGGCTCGCGAACGATCCGGCTGTCCGCCTCTGCCTTCCCTGTGCGCCCGGTCCTTCCGACTTTCGTCGTGCCGTGGGCAACCTTCGAGCCCTCGAAGGCAGCCAGCATTCTTGCTGCGTCTGACATTGTTTACTCCAAGTGAAATGGTGGGGCGCCCCTCCACAGGTGAGGAGGGGGAGGAGGAAGGGCGCCCTAAGCTGCTTAGAACGGGATTTCGTCGTCCGTGTTCTGGCGCGACGCAGGGCCGGAGCCCATACCTTCGTCCGGAGCAGCTTTCACTTCGCCTGCCATGATCGAATCACGGAAGGCCTTGGCTTCGAGGAGCAGGTCACGGCTTTCTACAAGCCCAATCTTCTCCACTTGGTAGTTGTTCCACGAACCTTGGTCATTGGACTCCTCGGTCGTGGTCAGCTTCCACATGGTCGCGAACACAGCGGGTGTGACCATGGCACCAGTGCCGGGGTGCTTGACCTTCTGCATTGCGATCTGGGTCTTCCAGCGGCGGCTGACCTTGAGCTGGGTTGACTTCATGTCAATCACAGCAGGCTGGTAGCTTCCGTCTGCACTGATCACGAGGCAAAAGTGCTGGTCGGATTTGACCAGCTCGTTACCACTGGGCAGCATCTCCTTAGAGCCACTGCGTGTGGTCTGCTGAAGCACCGGGCTGTTGGCCGGTATCTCGCCCTTGAAGCCACCGCCCATATCGCGCGGCACGAACTCGAGGTACTTGGTGGTTTGGAAGCACGGGATAACCGTCACGCCTTCCTCGCCCGACCAGTGCTCACCGGTGACGGTATTGAACAGGTCACCCTGTGCCGCGCCCTCGATGTACTCCGGCTTCTTCTTATTGAGCTGGGGCGACAGCGCCTGCAATACCCGAACAAACGGGATCTGCATCTCGGAGCTGTCGAAGGCCGCGCCTTCCCCTGCCGTGTCGAAGATGTCGTCAAGCACATCCGTGGACAGTGCGGTCTCTTTTGCTTTTGCTACTGCGGTGCTCATTTCGCTTTCCTCTTGATCTCTGCCGCGTTGGCGACGAATGCCCCGAACATATCGAGGTCAATGGGTTTACCGTTTTCAATACGCTCCTTGACGAATGCCTTGAGCGTAGACGGATGGATGTGGGTCTTCTTCTCGGGGTGGAAGCCCTGCTCCTCAAGCATGCCAACCACATGTCCGGCGACGTTATCCTCGCCTTTCCCAAAGCTTACGATGACATCGTTCTTGATGATGTCGTCGAGGTTGTGCTCCCGCAGCCAAGCGTAGACATCCTCACGGCGGTCCACAGGGATCGACGCGTGGATCATCATCTTACGGGAAACAGTAAGGCCATCGACGTCCAGACGTTCGACACCCATCTCGTCCATAAGACCGGGGATCAACTCTACAGAGAGCTTGTGCTTCTCTGCCTTTAGGCTTTTGATGTGGGTCTCAGCGTCTTCGATCTGCTGCTCGACGCGGCGAAGCGCCCGGACCAGATCGCTGAGGTTCTTGCCGGTCTCTGTATCTACGCTGCCCAACGCACCGGCGTCGTCGAACAGGTCTTCAAAGATGTTGTCCATAAGTTTGTCCTCTTCAGGGGTTGATCGGAGACACACGATGTGTCATCCATACGGTAGACCTTATTGGAGGTATATCATGACTGTCAACTATAATTTCAAACTAGAACCGTTCGATCACCAGAGACAAGCACTCGCAGTGGCAGGCGCCAAACCCGAGTTTGGGTTCTTCATGGAGATGGGAACCGGGAAGTCGAAAGTACTATTGGATAATATCGGGCAGCTCTATTTAGATGGCCGCGTTCAGTTCGCCTTGGTCATCGCACCTAAGGGTGTGTACCGCAACTGGGTGAGCAAAGAGATCCCTGAGCACATGTCCGACGACGTACCTTATCGGGTGATCCGCTGGGTGGCTAACCCAAACAAGACACAGGAAGCGGAGCTGAGATCAGTACAGACACCGTTCGATGGCCTGACCCTGTTCGTCATGAATGTCGAAGCGTTCTCCACGCTCAAGGGACAGAAGGCTGGCCAGTGGCTTGCAACTAAATTTGGTGCAAAGGGTTTGATCGCGATCGATGAGAGCACCACGATCAAGAACCACAAGGCCAAGCGCACCAAGGCGCTGATGAAGATCGCCGCCGGGTTTGCCTACCGCCGCTTGCTGACAGGCTCGCCTGTGACCAAGTCGCCCCTCGATCTCTACGGTCAGACCGAGTTCCTCCGTCCGGGCCTGCTCGGGTTCGAAAGCTACTATGGATTCCAAGGGCGCTACGCTGTGCTGAACAAGCGCAAGATGGGTGCCAAGTCTTTCCAGCAGATCGTGGGCTACAAGAACCTCGACGAGCTGACATGGCGGGTGGACCAGTTCTCCTTCCGCGTTCTCAAGAAGGACTGCCTCGACCTACCAGAGAAGACCTACACCGCTCGCTACGTCACCCTGACAACGGAACAGATATTGATGTACGAGTCGATTCAAACCCAAGCACTGCACATGTTCCCGGACGGTCAGATGGTAAGCGCCCCGGCTGTGATTACGCAACTACTCCGCCTGCAGCAAGTCATGTCCGGCCACCTGAAGACAGATGACGGCGACATCAAAACATTTCCGTCCACTCGAATGGATGCGCTTGCAGATATTTTAGATGAGCACGACGGCAAAGCGATTATCTGGTCGCGCTTTCGTTACGACATAGTCAAAATAGTTGAGATGCTAAACAAAAGATATGGCGAAGGTAGTTCAGCGGCCTACTATGGCGATACCTCCGACGACGAGCGCAACTGGATTGTCGGTGAGTTCCAGCGCCCCGGCTCACGGCTTCGTTACTTCGTTGGTAATCCTGCGACCGCAGGCTACGGTCTGACGCTGACCGAAGCAAACCTTGTGGTATACTACGCCAATGACTTCAACCTCGAGACTCGGATCCAATCAGAGGATCGCGCCCACCGTATTGGCCAGCGCAATCCTGTGACCTATGTGGATCTGATTTCAGAGGGTACAATCGACGAGAAGATCGTCGCCGCACTGCGCGCGAAGATTGAGATCGGCGCAAAAGTTCTAGGAGAGGAAGCAAGAGAATGGCTAAAACTAAAGCCCAAGAGATGACCGAGTATGACCCCGAAGTTGTCGAGCTGATGATCGAATACAAGAAGGGCTGGAGCAATCTAGCCAACGCCACGCGTGACATGGCCAAGCTAACAGGGCTGATGCCAGAGGTGTGCAAGGCGTTGCTCGAGCTGTCCAAGCGCAACAACGTTGTCGAGCTGCGAGGCTACTCGAAGACGCCAGAGATCCTGATTGATGGTAAGAAAAAGAAGGCCGCCCAGAGGGCGGCCCAGTTGAGGGAGGCGGGGCAGGCGGTGCCCCAACCCTCAGATCATATCACGGAATGAAGTACGCAGGAACACTCATTATGAACCCCTGTTCGTGACCACCCTTGAGCGCTCGATGCACCTCGATCAACGGTGCGTCGAGCGTTTCCGCAATCTCCGCTGCCGTCAGATACCCGTCGTTGTTCAGGAGCCGCACGACAGCGTGAAGCAGGCGCTCGTCGATGGGCTTCTTGGACCTCGGTTCTTGGCCCTCGTATGCAATGCGAAGTGCCCGCCACGGGATCATCTCCCGCTTGTCGGGATAGTTGGGCAGCAGGTATGCCTCATAAGGTTCCCCCGGTTCCAGCCCTACAGTTGACACGATACGCTGGTTGACGAAGACCATCTCTCCGTCATCCGTCATGGCGAAAGCGCTGCCCGAATCTACGACTTCATGGACTGTGATCCGCTTGTGCGTCGCTTCCTTCATGTGTTCATCAAGCTTCATATCTGTATTCCGTTCCTTCGTTTCTCTTCTACAAACGCTCGTAGATCCTCGCGCGCCTGATACAGCTTTGAAGCTATGTCCTTCGGCGCGTCCCTACTAAAGCGCAGGTCTTGGTAATAGTCTACCTGCCTGCGCAAAAAGATATACTCGTGCTCTTCTGCTGGTGAAAGGGGCATCTTGAACCTCGGTCCTTGGTTGAGTAATCCATGTCGGCAGGCTGGCGAATCAACGCAACACTACCCAAGATAACATGGTTTTCACGGGATGTGACGCACTACCAAATGCGCTACATTTGATCGACCGAGCCAGCCTGCACGACCTCCCCGGTCCTCGCATCTCGGACCCCGTGCCTCTCCAGATCCCG